TGTGCGATCTCGCTGGCTGTTAGTTCTTCCAAGGTGAAATGTGGTGTGAGATGCACGTCTTGCTCCTCATGTCTGCGAGTGTCTCACCAGTGCGGCCACCAAAGTAGGCCAAGAAAATGATCTGTCCCCACTGGCCAAGCAGCTGGACATAGGATTCCTGAGCGTTGTAGCCGAAGGCTGACATGGCTGTGAAGATAAAGTAGGCCACGAAGATGGCAATTAGGGCCATAGGGCGAATATTTTTAGACAGCCAAGAGTCTGACCCCATGTCTGCTGTCCAGCGGTCTGTGGTGTTCTGCTGCTCCACCTCAAACAGTTTGGTGTCGTTGGCCATCTTTGCCAGCTCACCATCCTGTGCCAGCTTGGTCAGCTCCAGTTGCGCTTTGGCTTTGGCCTCTGGGTCAGGGATGAGCTTGTCGATGAGCTTGCCGCCCACGTTTAGAAGTGCGTCGATTCCAATCATCTTAAAGTCCAATCATTCCAAGAAGTTTATCTACAATTTTCTTTGCCAATTCGTCAGGCAAGTATTTAAGCAGACCAAGCACCCACCAAACCACGCACAGGCGCACGAAGATTTTGAGGAATTGATCAAATTGCTTTTGGTACTCATTCATCGCCCACAGCGCGTCTTAGCGCACAACTCAGAAACCTCATTGATTCCCCAGCCAATAGCGCCAATGAGCATCACGATCACGACAATCGCAACTGCCCACTCCAGCTGCTCGGCCTCTGCCTCTTTGCGTTTTTTTTCATCTGCCTTGGCTTGACGGGCTAAATGGGCATCTTCAATGTCCATTTGTTGCTGGCGCTCTTTGATCTTCTGCCACACATCAGCGCGGCCAGTAGCCTGAAATAGCATCATCAATTCGGCCTCAAAACGCTTGGCCTCATCGAGCGCCATCTCGATTTGTAAGGCAGTACCAAGATTTGATTTGTTGCCAGAACGCTTGGCTTCCACCATTGCTTTGGTGGCCACGCTCTTAGCGTCAAACATCTTGGCAATAGACGGTGCTAAACCAGCCAGATCGTTTGCTACCTTGCTGGCTTTTTTGACTATGCTGATTGCACTTTGTAGACCTGCTAGGGCTGTAATTGGATCAATCATTTTCGCTCTACCTTTTTCCACTCAAGGCATACTACTTTGCGATTAAAAACATCACCCGTCCATGCCCAACGAACGCACCGATATTCAGTTGATGAGGCTTGCGATAGCATTAAAGCAATCGCAAGTCCATATTTCAATGTTTCCAATAACTCAGGAAGTAACCGACTACGGCAGAAGCACCAGATACCACAGTCATTCCAAACCAAAGTCCTCCACGACCTTTGTTGGCCAGCGCCACCAGTTCTTCAAGCTGGCGCTCAACCTTGTCCATCTTCTTGTCCATGTCCTGAACTTTTTGCCAGAGCACACCATACTTGACAAGGTCGATCTCGTTTCCTTCTACTGCCATAACGTCAGTCTCCAACATTAAAGGCCTTGGCCTGGCGTGATGTAGACGGTGGCTGCCGCACTGGACAGGCCGCTGAAGTAGGTGTCGATGTTGAAACGCAGGATTTCAACTGCACCAGGCAACAGCACGATAGCCGCTGAAGGCGTACCGGCCACAGGAGCAACAGCATTAGCCGTAGCCTCTGCTGCACTTACGCCAGTGCCCAAGAATACGGTTGTAGAGCCTGCGTTGATGAAACGATACTGGCCTGCATTTTGTGGATCAAACTTGGCGTAGACAGGCGCTTGAATGCCAGTAGGTGCAGATGCGGCTGCTGCCACTACAATGGTCTTGCCAAGTGGAGCAAATGCGATTTGTGAATTACCGGCCATTTCAGACTCCTTGTGCAGCGATGGCTGCTTGATATGCTGCGATTACTTCAGCAGTGTGTGTTGCCGCACAGATGGCTTGAACACGAGCATCCTCATCAGCGTAGTCAGCGCCAGGCACAACAACGTGGCGGTTGAACGTGCCACTGATCTGTTTTCCATCTTCCATGATGGCGGTCTTGGTGCGAACTTGCACACATCCGTTTTCGATCACTTCGATGCGGTCAACGATTTCAATTTTCTCAAGCATGATGCTCTCCTAGTATTGCCCAAGAATCCACTTGGGCTTTGGTTTAACAATCGGTTGCGCCAGCGAATTCTGGCTGCGTTTTCAAGTGTTCATATGCTTGCTTGAGTGGGTTTTCACCATTCACATCATATGCACAATCAAACAAATATTCGGCAAAAAATGGCAATGTCTGTCCATCAACATGGCTGTAAACATTGAATTGCATAGCGGTCTTGCCTGCAATGCGTATTGCCTCAACACGATGGTATGCGTTGGTGGCGGTGAAACCTTGTGGAGTGGTGACTGTTTTTTGGAGGGCCATGATTTTTCCTTTTAAACTTCTTCAATTGCTACAGACCAATTGGTTGTAAACGTTCCAGTTGCAGTCCAGTTTGCGTTACTTGTAGAGATAAGGCCTAGTCGAATAGCAGAGTTAGAAACAGAATAGTTGCCTACTCCAACATTTTCGCCAGCAGAATTGGTAAATGATCCTGTTCCACTTCCTACTGTGGAAAGAGCAACAGGTGTTCTTGCGTAAGGATAACGATAAGTAATTGGACTACTTATTGTCGTTTTAGTTCCTGATGCAGCTGTCAAATCCACAGTAGCTGATTGACGCATCATTCGTTGCGGCACATTCTGATAATGGTTGCCTTGAGGAACGTGCAAGTAAGTACCGGCTGGAAAGTTGCTAATGTTGTCAACCACAATGGCTTGAGAGTACGCAGCCCCACTGTTCACGTTGGTTCTGAGAACGCTACCCATTGCATTCACATCAGCCCTGACACCATCAATGTAGATGTTGACGTTGACAATTGAACCATCGTTGACAACCTTCATGAAATCAGTACCAGCAGACAAAGATGGTGCTTTGATATAGCAGTTTTCAACGATCAAGCTAAGCGCTTCATCTGTTGCTGAATTGATAGCACTACTGTTTCCACCAACATCAATTATTCCGCGCCCACTTGGATTAGGGTCGCCAGCGGTCAGCAGTTTGCTGTTGCGAACGTACAGCATCCCACCTTTAATTTCACCAGCGTAAATAACCGATCCGTTGCTCTGTGCAGTGATGGTGCAGTTGTCATAACCATTGTCCATGCCAGCCCAGCCAGCACCGTTGTAGATGGTGCAGTCTTGGTAGTAACAGTCTTGCATATTTCCATGCATGTCTGCGGAGTACACGCCAGACAGAATGTCGTTGCTGATTGTTGCGCCAATAACACGCATGTCGCGGTTCGTAACAGCACAGATGTAGTCACCTCCACCAATAGTGATGCCGTGTCTGCGTGCGTAGTAGTCTCCACCAATAACACGGAATTTTTGACAGTTGCTAAAAAGCAAACCATAGTCATCTAATGTGCCAGTGCCTTTGTTGTAGATGTAGCAGTTGGTGACTTCGGAGTTGTAGCAACGGTCGAATTCAATGCCCTGATAGTCTTCGTTGTAGACGGACACATTCTCCAATTTTGCTTGTTCGCAAAACTGAATCTTGAGCAAACCAAAAGTGTTCGCGCCACCAACCAATCGCAAGTTGCGGAAAGAAACCGCCTTGCTTTCCAACTTGTACACCGTTGTGGTTGCTGGTGTGTAGCTGTCGTACAGCGGATTTGTTATAGTTGCAGCTGATCCAGCAACACCTTTGACCTGACACCACTCACCCTTGTAGTAATACGGTCTGCTAGTCAACCACGGGTCGGTATCGTAAATGCAGAAAACATCATCGATCGCCAAAGATGGCGCTGATGCAAATGTGACTGTCAATCCATAAATGGATGCTGACGAGATGTTTTGAATTTGCGTCAGTGCGCCACTGACCGTGATACAAGAAGACCCAGTAATCGTTGCTGCGCTGAAGTCAAGAATCGACTTATCGCCATCGCCAAACATGTTGAGGTGGCCTGTGCTTGTCAGTGCGCTGCCGATAACGTAAGTGCCAGCAGGAACGTAGATGGCCTGCCCTGTTGATGCAACAGCAGCAATTGCCAAAGCAAATGCCGCCTGATCATTTGTGACACCGTTGCCAACAGCGCCAAAGTCTTTGACGTTTACTGGCGCTCCAGTAATCATTGAATAAGATGCTTTAGTCAAAGCCATTTTTGTTCCTTATGTGAAATAAGTCATTTGGTAAGCGAGTGTCCCTGATGCTGCAACAGAACCAACAGAAACATATTGTGTTGACACCGCGCTACCAAAACACGTTGGCAAACAGTAGGATGTGCTTGGTGCTGCAAAAATTCCAACAGATGTTCTTGCTGCTGTTAATGTAAACCCATCAAAATAACCGACTGCCCCAGAACTTCCAGCTCCAACCGTACCCTCAACAGCATAGGGAAGGCCGCCAAATCCAACGTTGCCTGAGCCGCCAGAAAAAGCAGACCAGCCCATGTAAACAGTGATTGTGACAAGTCGTCCAACTTTGGTGTAGACACCGCGCTGCAAGGAATAGGTGACCGTTGGGTTTGTTGTTGTGCCCACCAGCGTAGGTGTCCAAGTGCCTTCTTCGTAGTCAGCCAGCAACTCGCTGGTCACGCCAGGCGCTGCTGGGTTGATTGAAAAGTCGATGCCTTTGCCTGCTGTACCCATGACTAGGTTGCCAGTGGATAAAGAGACGTTTCCGACCAATGTCGGAGCAGTTGCAAGCACGTTATTTCCAGTGCCTGTGTTTGTCACGCTGACAATGTTTTTGCTGGCATCCAGCGCCAGTGCAGTGGATGCAGTCAGGCCAGAGAGGGTGCTAGTGCCAGATACAGATAAATCAACTCCATTCAGATTTGCACCACCTTCTACGCGCTGCCAAGCACTTCCGTTGTAGGCTGCCCAGTCACCTACACCCCAATTGCTGATGCCGTCGAGAGCTGTAGCACCTGCCACGCTGACAACATAGTAATCACCTTTTGTTCCGACACCAGATGCCAGTGTTGGAGTGTTTGTGGTGGCATTCCATGTGCCTTTGTAATTCAATGCACCAATGGAATTGGTAATTGATGAAACTGTTTTTAGCATTGCTTTCTCCTTAGATCAGGAACTCGATGATCGAGGTTAATGGTGGCGCTTCTGAGAATGTGACATTCCCACCGGCAAGTGTGTATGTGTTTTGATTCTGGTACACGCCATTGATATAGATCAGGCTTGGCACAAATGGAACGGCAAAAATTGTTTGTGATCCTGTGCCTGTTGCGTTGACATAGAGATTGCCAGCCGAGCCTGGGAAAGCATTGCCATTGAGCGAGGTGTAGACCACGCTGCCTTTGCTGTCCAGAACTTGGATGCTGTAGTCGTCTATCACGTAAAAACGAGCAGGCGTTCCATTGCGCGATGGGTAACCGTTGAGCGTGCGAATTGGCTGAGGTGCAGGAATTGTCTGTGCATCATCCCAATAAACTGCAATTGGATTGACTTGTGGAGACAGATTGACCACGCCAATCCAGATGTAACCATTCTCCAGCGGCTGGCCATCAGCGCCAGCAAATGCTGGATACGGTGGTTTGACTTCAATCGTGGACATTTATTTGTTCTCCTGGTCGAATTGGCGCTCGGCTTGGGTTGCTGTTTGCAACCATTGAATTCTTGCATCCAATGCTTTAGGCAGTTTAGCTGCGTCTGCGAATTTCTGGAAGGATTGTGACATGGCTGTGCGACGAATACTAGCTGCGCTTGGTGTTCCCTTGGTCGCAGCTTCAATGGCAAGTTGCTGGAATCCCTCATCAGCAAACAGCTTTCCTGCTGCTTTGAGTGAATCCTTGTTGCCCTGAGTCATGGCTCCGGTGATCACCGATGTGGCTGCGGCTGCGATTGGGCCACCCATTGCGGCTGCACCAGTCAATGCGCCTTTGGCCAGCGTGCTCTCCATGACCTTACCAATCAGGCTTTCGGCCTGCATGCCTTGCAACAGTGCTTGGTTTGCCTTGCCGGTGGTCAGGACATTGGCTCTGGCCTCTGTGACGCGCTTGGATACCTCATACAGGTCTCGAAGCACATCAGCTGAGTCTTTGCCAAGAGTTTCCACGATGGTCTTGTAGACTGGTGGGTTGGCACGTAGCTTGGGGTAGATGTCAGCAAACTCTGAGAATCCGAATCCACCCTTTTCAGCACCTCTGGCCGAACGTGTGACGGATGCCAGTGCAGTGGCAATTGTTTCTTTGCGCAGGTCTTCTGGAACGGTCTTGAGCAGGCGATTGAACTCGCCAGCATCGCCCTTGGCTGCGCCTGTGATGGCGGTGCGCATCTTGTTGGCCACGCTTCCCTCGATGTCTTGGCCAAACGCATTCACAATGCGATTGCCCAAGGCACGCTCTTTGGCATACAGCAGGTTGGCCGCACGCAGTTGCTGGCGCAGTTCTTCTCCACCAATGTTGCCCACGTTTGTCAGTTGGTCGTCAGCGAGTGCCGCATACAGGCGCTTGAGGTCTGCCTCGGCCATGCTGCCGTAGGGTGACTCCATCTTATTGATGGCATTGCCAATCAAGGTTTTCTCGCGCTTGAGTCGGCCATACGTGATGTTGCCTTCTTCGATCATCTTGGCCAGATTGCGCTCGGCTGCCGACATGCCTTTCTCGCCCACCTCAGCTTTGACGGTGTCAAGGGTTGCTTTGAGTTTTGGCAGTTCCACCACCGATGTTTTTGGCACCACTTCATCGACTGCGTTGTAGACCTTGCTTGCCTGAGCATTGAGGTCTGAACGAGTCGCTGTCAGCGAGTCTTTGATCTTTTGCGATACCACGCCTGGTGCGACTGCGCCTTCGACAAATGTGGCATCGAATTGCTTGATCACATCGTCGGCCTTGTCCACAGCCTGTGTGACGGTGTTGCGCCATGTGGCTTCTGCTTCACTGCCTGCGGCTGATCTGGTCAGGCCTGCGGCTGCTCTGACTTGTGGGTTGTCGCTGAACACATCGGCAGGCAGTTTGATACCAAGCCTGTCGGCTGCTTCTTTGGCTGCCACATTAACTTGTGCAAGATCAGCCAGCCGATCACGTGCGCCAGCCGAGCCGAATCCTGTGCCGGATGCCTTCTTGACCAAATTGCCAACTTCTTCCTCGGTCACCTCTGCGACGATTGGTGCAGTTGGTGCGACTGGAATCTCTAGTGCAACTGGTGCTACTTCTGGCATTGCTGCTGGAGGCGCTTCTGGTGCAGTGGGTGGTGTTTCTGGTGCAGTAGCAATTGGCGGTGTCTTTGGGGCTATTGCTGTGCCCATTGGAGCGCCTGGTGCGCCTGCTGCTGGTGCAGGTGCTGGCGCTTTGCCTGTGACGCGCTGTACGCCCTTTTTGACCGCTTGGACGACCGGAGGTGCCACGCGCTGCAAAATCTGCCCTGCTGGGCCTGTTGCGGCTGCTGTGACCACCTCGCCAGTGTCGAACTTGCCACCAGTACCAGCTTGGGTTGCTTCGATGGCCGCTTGGGTTGCACCACCGGCCATGATCGCACCAGGAATGGTTGCGGCTCGTCCTGCTGGTGTGAAGGCTGCAATGCCACCAGCTGCGCGTGGAATGTCACCCATTGTGAAGCCTGGTGGGATGGCATACTCTTTTTGATCTACCGATGATCGCAGTAAGTAGTTACCCTTAGCGTCTTGTCGAATCTGAACACCAGGGAAGTTGGCTTGCAGAATCTGCACCGTTTCCTTGGGATTGCTCAGGAGTGTGCCAAGAGCTGTCTTGAACGATGCCACACTCATTTGATTGAGTTCAGGCATGCTTGTCCACTCTGGAAGTGCTTGGGTCTCAGGCGTTGCGCGTGCGCGGCCAGTGACTTGCTCGACAAGACCCTCAAAAAATCCCATTGGCTTTGGCTGTGATGCCGCCCATTGCTCTGGAGACATTGGAGCCGCAGCTGGTGCTGTGGCCGTAGGTGCAGGGACTGCTGGTGCAGCCTGCTTAGTCTGTGATGCCAACCATTCTTCTGGACTCATTTAGCCCCCACGGATTGCTTGTATGCGCTCCACTGAGCATCAGTGAAATTCGCAGGACGAGTGTAAGTCTGACCACCAACTGTCACACTATTTGGTGATGGTGTTGCTGGCGCTGCCGCTGTCTCAGGCCCAAACACGTTTTCAGGATTGAGTCGGTAATTTTTGACCACCACACCAAGTGCAGTCTTGTCTTCGCCTGCTTTTTTCTGGGCTGAGTCCAGATATTGCTTGGCCAGATTGACATACTCTTGGCGCTGTTTTGAATCAAGCGCAAAGAGCTGACCGCTTTGCAGTTTCTGTGATGTGTTAAGCAGTCTCTCGTACAAACCTGCGGTATCGCGTGCTGTTGCAAATTCTGTCTCACGCACCACTGAGCCTGGATCAAGCATTTTCATGAATCCGGTGATAAGTGCAATGTCGCCTGGGCCGTTCTTGGCCTCTGCCGAAGATTTGATGTTGTTGAATGTGGTACCCAATTCGCCATACACCTTGGTGCGGCCTTGGAATTCTTTGCGCAGTTTTTCTTCCTGCTCAAATGTCTTGGCCGGGTCGAGGCCACCAGTGGATTTGAGTGCTTCCAATTCGAGTGCAGCTTTTGCAGTTTCCACACCGAGCTTTTTGGTCTGAGCCAATGCCGAGCCAGTCTGTGCAGATGTCAAACCAAGATCAGCGGCTTTCTTTTTAAGGTCTGCCAGTGTGATCTGTTCTGCAAACTTGGCATCGACTTGAGCTTTTTGTGCGTCTGCCGTTGCTTTTGCTGCATCAGCGGCTGCTTTCTCTGCTGCGTTGGTGGCGGTGGCCTGTGCTGTGATGGCATCAGCCACGGCTTTATCGGCCTTTGCTCTGGCATCAATCAATTCAGCTGGCGCTTTAGCTTCAGCTCTGCCTGTCGAAAGTGTTTTGTCAACATTCTCAAGCAGTTCTTTTCCACCAGGCAATGTGGCCATCATCAATCCGATGGTGGTCTGTGCACCAGTAGGATTCATGTCAATCAGTTGCAAATAAGTTTCAGTGGCTTTTGCCTCTTGTTCTTTGCCAGAATTTCGAAATGCATCTGCCTGCTCTTTAAGCAGGTTTTTTGCAATGTCAGTTTGGCCAGACTTCATGGCTGCATAGACTTGGCCAGACTGTTGCAGGCGGTTTTGCTGCTGGGAAGATGACATCAGATCAAACGACTTGCGCACGTTTTCTGCTTGATCTTTTGGAAGCATGGCAGAGACGCGAGCAAAGTCGGTGGCGGTTGCATTTGGGTTTCCAAACAGAGTTTTGAGTTCTGTCTGAGCCTTCATTGCCTGTTCGCGTGCTTGTGCTTGTGCCTGTGCTTCTGCACCGGCTGCACCAAGTTTGAAGCCACCGAGTGCGGCCTCAAATGGGCTTTGCACCTCGACTGCGTAGTTGATTGGTGCTTGGAATGGGTTGATGCCTGCCATATTGTTTTCCTTTTAGAACCCGAAGCCAATGCCAGCCTTGCCACCTGCACCGTACTGGAAGCCCAACATTTGAGCTGGCAGATTAAACAACTGACCATAGGCTTTGGCTTGGCCAAGTTCACCACCAGCTTGTGCTGCACCTTGCTGAGCAAGCAGATTGGCCACGTTGGTGCCTGACTCCATGCCAGCAGCACCAACACCGGCAGCAGATCGCTGTCCAAGTTGCGTCATGCCACCCAATCGGCCATATTGCTGCTCAATAAGGCTGGACAGGAGCTGAGGACGAAATTGAGCCAATGCGCCTTGGATGTTGCCACCACGCAGGCCACCAGTGGCTGATGCACGCTGGAGCAATGCTTCCTCGCCTTGACTGGCAAGTGCTTGGAATGTCTCACCACCTTTGATGCGCTCAATGGCTGCACGTTCTGCCTCTGGGCCTTGTAGACCAAGGAATGCTTGCTGTGCTTCAAGTGCTGGCAATCCTGCTTCTGTGTAAGGCTTGAGTAATGCTTGCAATGCATCGAATTGCCTGCGCTGTTCTTCAATGCCTGCTTGAGCTGCACCGGCTTGAATGCCTGCGGCTTCACCAGCAGCGCTTGCCTGCATTGAACTTCCGATAAGTTGGCTTCCACCAACGACTAGGGCGGTTATTGGATCAGGCATTGCCGAACTCCTTCATGTAGTCTTCAAATGTTTCGCCATATAACTCCATGACCAAGTGAGCATTTTTTGTGGCAAAGCCTGGGCCATGCGTAAGCGATACGGCCATCAGGATTAGGTCATAGTAGCCTGCACGCCAGACGAATGATCTGGCATCAGCCTCGCCTGCACGTTCTGCTTGGTCGGAGGCTTGCCACTTCAAGATCATGGCAGCGAGCAATGGCACAAGATGGTGGCTATGGGTAATAAAAAATTGGTTTTGATGCATGCCCACCAGAGTGTTCCAGATGGTCGCATTCAGGTCTTTGCGCTCAACCGTGTCGCCATCGGCAACATCGTCAAACACCTGAATGGCATCGTAGACCATGACAAGCCATTCCACGACTGGCGCAGGCAGCAGAAGAACCCTTTGCAGATTCTCTTTGAGCCAATCGATACCAGTCATGCGCAACTCCTATTCAGGGTGAGCTGCTGGTGGCCCGATAGACTCAGCGCCTTTATTTTCCCACATTTTGACATTTGGTCAATCTTCCATTTCAAATTCACGTTCTTCCCATGCCTGGCATACGCGCAGATCGTGGCAGATGAACTCGAATTTGGTGCAGTAACCACGGAAACCAGCATCGGTATCCCACTCATTGCGGGGGATGCGCTCCATCTTGGCCTGTGTCATGGTGCTGTTGTCGTAGTACTCGCAGTTCGAGCAGCGACGACGACGAGCCTCTTTTTCGTCCACTTGCATGGCCTTGCCAACTGCGATCCAGTAGGTCTTGTTGGCCGTTGGCTCATTGCTTGGATTCTCTGGGCCAAGCATCCAGTCGTCTATGACGATCTGGGTGTTCTTCTTGTTCTCGGCTGTGGTGATGAATTCCTCATCCATCGGCAGGCCCATAAAGCCTTTTGGCATCATCATGAATTTGTCCATGCTGTTCTCCTTGATTAAGTGATTTCGCGACCAGATGCGCGGATGGTCAGCGATGTGGCTGCGCTGGCAATGGTTGAGATGAAGCTGCCAGACTCAAGCGCTTGGCCAACCAGCTCTGGGCAGGTGTAGGTCTCGTCTGGTGCAATGGCGCGAGTGTCAATGATCAAATTGGATACGCCTGCACTTCCACCACTTGTCACCAAGTTGACGCTGATCGTCACATTGGTGGTGTTTGTGTTGGTGATCGTGAACTTGTCAATGATCGCCTTGCAGTTTACAGCTGTGTACTGCGTGGTCTGGGCGCTCTCGGCCTGCTTTGGTGGGATCAGCACCTTGATTGATACGGTCATTTCATTCTCCTTATGTGGCTTCGCCACCGCTGGCGATGATGGTGAGGCCTGCGGATGCGGCCTGAATCTGAATGGTGTCGCCTGCGTTTAGCACCTCGATGCCGTTGTATTGCAGAGCGTTGTTCGCTGGTACTGACACATCGTACAAGAATGCATTGCTTGTGCCTGCCGAGCCTGCGGATGGCACAAAGAACACGCGCACGTTGATGGCTGCTGCCGTGGTGTTGGCAATGCTGAATTCTTTGACAAGCGTGCGAGTGCTGGCCGGTACGGTGTACAGCGTGGTCACGCCTGTCGTGATGGCCGCTTGGCCAAGTTTTGTGGGTGTGATTACATCGAAAGCCATGTGAGCACCAAGTTAGATTTGACGGACGCTGGAAGACTTGAGGATGGCACTGGGCCGTTTTCCCAGCGCAACTGGACTCCATCGTAAACCAGCACATCACCATTGGCAGGTGTTGGCGCATAAACGTCGGACAGCTGGCTTACTGAAGGAATGGCTGAAACTCTGACAAAAACAGATCCAGAGCCTCCAGACCCAGCATTGACAACTGAAGCAACTACCACATGTGGCGTAGGAGCTTGTGGCAAGTTCTTGGTCAGTCCACCTGCAAACGATGGGTTGTAGTACAAGATGTCACCGTCTGCCCAGACCTCACCATACGGTGTGCCGGTGGTGTTGAATCCTCGAACCAGACCAAAGCTGGAGACCAGACCAAATCCATTGTTTGCGATGGCTTCTGCGGCCACACCCATGATAAGCTGGCCATTGGTCACGCCAGTCGATGGCTTGCCTTTGAGCACGCCAGAAGCGCCAACAGCGCCATCAAACATGACCAGCTGGCCTTTGGCAATGGCTGCCGATGCCTTGATGTAGTAGTACTGAGACTCGCCAATGGCTTGATTGACACTTGGTGTCATTTCAAGGTTGAGCGTGTAGCCACCGTTCCAATGCATCCGGCCAACCTTCACGGCTGGAGATGGTGTGGTGGTATTGAAGTCGATGTAGTCGGTTACCACCGAGTTGTTGTTCTCGATTGCTGGCGCAGTTGCAATTAGCTCAAGCATTTGAGCCAGGCGAGGGATGGCATCCAATGCTTGCTGCACTTTGGAATTGAGCACTGCGTCCTCGACTGCGGTGTCCTGTGCCAATGCACTGAGTTGCGCAAGCGCCTCGTTTGCCGTGGCCGCTGCCGTGTCTGCTTGATACTCAAAGTCGGTTCCGACAATAACCTGAAGCTCATCCACAGCGGCAAACAACAGTTCGAACTGCCTGATCTGTTGCTGATCAGTCAAAAACTGCGCGAGCTGGTCTCGCGTCAGATTAAGTTTGCGGGATGTTGGTGCGGTTGCCATCAGAATGCCAATGCCTCGATCTGGGCTTCAAGACGAACGAATGACACATGAGCATTGCTGTCACCACGGAAGCGCTGGATGCGCCAGTTGCGCATGTGGCCCTGCTGAAACCATGCCAAGCGCTTGACGGTGTTTCCAGTCGTGCCAACTGTGATGCTTTTGTCTTGGCTCCAAGATTTTCCATCCACGCTGTAGCTGGTGCTGATCTGTGGATTTGTGCCAAGTGCCACGTTGCCGGTCAGACTCACCAGCTCCATCTCATTGAAGATTGCGCCATTGCTCTCGTTGTAGACGATGAGCGTGCCAAATTCCCAGCGCACCTGCTGGCCCCAGTGATGGCCAGTGCTTTGCACAAAGTATCCGATTGAGCTGGATTGAGGATCGCCAACCAGCCACTTGTCATAGCACCAGACCATATTGCGTGCTCTGTACTGTGAAAATCCAACCACGGTGCTTGTGAGGGTGAACCAGACTTGCTCACCAAGCGCCTCAGATGCCGATGCATCATAAACCACTGTGCGGTCTGGCAGATGAACATAGAGATGCTCATGATTCTTGTCGTTGCGTGCTTCGAGCTTGACTGTGGCCAGTTGCACTTCTGTGTATTGCAGAAGCAGGTTATCGATTTCCTGCGTGCTAATTTTTTGAGTTGTTGCTGCCGCACCGACATAAATGCCTGGCGCTTCATTGCGTCCACCACCCAAGAATGCAATGCGATCAATATAGACGCAACATCCAAACGTGCCGATCACGCCTTTTTGTACTTGGGCACCTTCAATGCGTGCGAATGGGAATAGTTCACCACCTACGTTGTCGAACACTTCAATGGTATTGCGATTGAGTGCATAGATTTCGTTTCGCAGTTTGAGCAATGCAACCACTGGATCGGGGTCTGCCTCTGAGCTTCCATACTTGATTGGGTTGACCTGAGTAGGGTCTGAGAGTTCTGTGACGATCAAGTACTGGCCATCGGTGGTCATGAAGTAACCATCCACCCACACCACATCAAGAACAAGTCCCAAGTCTGGATCAGTTACTTGTAAAAGTCCAAGCGATGCGCTCCAGTAGTACAAGCGTCCACCAGATGCAATAGCCAGTCTGTCGAAGCTGTAGTCCATTGTCACCAGCTCATTGACTGGCCCACCGACATCGCCTAATGTGGTCACTGCACCATTGCTGGCCACGGACACCAGCTTGGTGCCCATGACTCGATAGCAGATTCCATTCCAGTTGATGCCGCCACGGTCAGTGCCTGGGCCTGTTCCGTTGGCAACGATGCCGTCGCCTGGGCGTAGGAAGCCATTGCTGATGCCAGACTTCTTTGGAACTGGCACCAGATTGACTGGATAGGCAGTGCGCAACTCTGGCGTGTTGTCAGCGTAGATGCCGTTTAGGATTGGGATTTGCATGGCTTACCACTTGACGCGATTTGACCAGTATGCTGCGCTCATCTTGCCCTTGGCAATGTTCTCAGCGTGTCTGGCCTTGAATGATTCTCGACGGGTCTTGTCTGCTTTGGACTCGCCTTCCTTCTTCGGAGACCCAGACACGCCTTGCTGACCAAAGCGAATGGTTTTCACTTGGTCGCCTTCCTTGGCCACAACAACGTGGCTTTTGGTTGGATGCGATGGCGTGCGCTTGGGCTTGTTGTAGCCTTCCACGCCAACGCGAGCAAGTCTTGAGTCTTTGGTGGCCATGTTAGGCAACCCTATACCAGCTGTTGGTGGCTTGGTAGAAACGCATCGTGAAGAATGCATTGGCTGCCAGTGTTGTTGGTGCACCAAATGCATTGGCCGCGCCATTGACCGCCAGCGTGAAGCTGGTGATGATTTGGGTGGTGGTGATCAGCACTTGAGTACCGTCTGGTACGCCAGTGTTCAATGGCAAAGTGACTGTACCTGCGGCCAATGTGCCAGCAGGCTGAATGACCATCCACTGCTGCTCGCTGGTTGGCGTTGGCACTGTGATGTTGAAGCCAGTGCCTGGTGTGTAGAGGTTTGTGGCTACTGTTGGGGCCGCAAATGTCTGCTCAAAGTATTGCAACAATTGCGTGATCGAAACCTTCCGAGCATCACCATTGTTGGAGACATAAACCGGAATAAGATCACCGCCAGAGACTTGGCTGATGCCTGCGAGTTGATTGATAGTTGGCATGATTGTGATTCCTCAGTTGAATTCGAGTGGGCCATCTTGACCGGCCAAGACTGGATCGACTGGCGGACGGATGAAGGGGTTGTCGTAGATGCGCCAAGGCTTGTTGCCTGCGCCTGCTGGCATTGTGCTTGGCAGTTGTTGCTCCATTGGCATGGCTGCGCGTGACAGAAGCGTGTTGTACGATTCTTTGGCCGTGGCTTTGGTGTCAGGCATGACCTGCTTGCCATAGCTTGGTGCCAGCTTGATGGCCAAGTTTGTGTAGATGGCCTCGTTTGAGCTGTCAGGCACATTGGTCTGCTCATCCAGATCGCTGTCTTGGGGGCTGGATGGCAGTGGATAACCAAGGCGAATGCCAAGGGCATTCCATGCGGCAATCATGGTGTCCAGCCTGCGCAGGGCAGACTGCAACTGCTCTGGGGTCAGATCAAAGACGTAGGAGGCAAGGCCAATTTCCTCGAAGGCCTGTGTGACGAATTGGCGCTTTGTCCATCCCATGTCATTCTCCTGTGTTCTCAGACAATCTGTCTTGGATCAATTGTCCCAGTTTTTTGTCTTTTGTGCGACCGTCGAAACGAATTCCTAATTCTGTCGCCTTTGTCTCAAGTTCCTCGCGGGTTGGCAATGCATCGTCTTCTGGCACGATTTCCTGTGCTTCTGTGGCCTGTGCTGCCGCCTCAGCTTGCTCGCGCAGCAATCGGTGGTTGATACCGTCGATTGGCTTGGATGGCTTGCGCACTTTCACTGGCTTTTTGTTTTTGCGATACCTTGGCATGAGAATGATGTCTTGCATCACTTGGCCTTTCTTTTCATGGGCTTTGCTGTTTTCGCTGCTGCTTTAAATGCTGCGGCAGTAGGTGCACCCTTGGTGCCAGGCTTGCGCATGCGCTCAGGCGTTTTGCCTGCGGCCTTCTGGTCTGCAATGCGCTCACGCTTGGCGTGAATGTTGGCGTACAAACCTGCCTTCATTTCATGGCCTTTTTTGGCGCTTTACTGGGTTTGCCTGCGGCCTTGGCTGCTTTGGTGGCCACATTCAATGCGATGGCCACGGCCTGCTTCATTGGCTTGCCGGACTTCTTTTCCATCTTGATGTTCTTGCCGATGGACTTGCTCGAATAACCTTTTGTCAATGGCATGGTGTGCTCCTATTGAGAAAGGGGGGCCGAAGCCCCCCAGTCTGTTTTGCTGGATTACTGGTTGAACAACAAGATACCAGACATTTCTGGGTTCTTGTTCACCACACCGAACAGCGTGTCCATACGGTACTTGATGGTCATGCTATCGATGTCATAGAACTTCTGCAAGACCAACTCAATGCCTTGGTCTGTGCTTGCACGCATCACTGCGACACCAGCATCAGAAGGCACTGCGTAACGGCCAGGCAAGATTTCCAAGGAATCACGCTGCCAGAACACGTTCACAGAAGCTGCGTTGACGTTCAAGAAGGTGATCGCGGCTGTGTTGGATGGAGCAGACACTTCCACGTTCTTGTACTGCAACTGAGCATCGGTGGCCACGCTTTGAGCGCCCATGATTGGAGGAGTGATCACCATAGTGGTGCTGTTGGTCACGCTCACGACACGGAATGTCTTGAGTTGGCCAGTGCTTTGCTTGGTGATGTGGTGCACAGCGTACACGCCACCGATGGTGAAGGCATCGCCTGCGGCCACGTTGGTGGTCGAGGAGACAGTCACGGTCTGGAAGCGGTTGTCCACGTTGATCTGGCCGCCCACAGCTGTGGAAGTGGCTTGAGGAGCGTAGTTCGCTTGTGTACCTGCACCGCTTGTGTCGATGGTGATTGAGCCACCACCAGCAGCAGCTGCTTGACGGTTTGCATAGTCCATCTTGTAGGTGTCGAAACCTGCGACCATGCCAACGTAGTTGCGCTCGTATGCCTTGTCAGACTTGGCATTGCCGAACGAACGGCTGGCTTGAGACAGGTTACCGGCCAGACCGTTGTAGTCACGGCTAGACAAAGCCATGAAACGATCGTAGTCAGGCACGCCTTGCTCGTTCATGAGGGCATCGCACAAGGCAACATCATCATAGTCACCAGCAGCGGCTGCGATTGGCACAACCAAAGAACCCAAGCCAGCGGCAGAGTTCATGATGGCGATGTTGATGTCGCTGGCCAGCTTTTGCTTGGCGCTTTCGCCCAAACGACCTTCTTGCAAAGCATCGCGCAATTCGAGGGTAGTCATTTCCCAAGGAACTGTCTTGCTGAAGCCCAGAGTCGCAGGAACGGCCAACTGAGTCATGCCTTGGTAGCCAGAGATAGGCGTGCCAGGAGTGCTGTTGATCGACTGAGCGATGTAGGGCTGGGGACGCCAGATGGTGTTGTTGGCGCGTTCCATCATTGTCTGATCTGTGTTGTAGATGTTGACATGACGAGACAAGACCAATGCGTCTTGGAAGCCTTCGAGGAGGTCTTCAAACGCAACGCGTTCTTCTTTTGAGAAACTGTTAGACATAATATTTCCTTAAAAAATCATTTTGATGAAGCTGCTCGCTTCTGCGCCTTGTACTGAATGACTTTCGTCATGTTGCCAGTACGAGCCGCTTCTTCTCGCAGCCGTTCGAGGGTTGAGTCCACCGCCCCAGATACTCGGCCAGTTCCTGACACGATTCTCTCGGGTGGCGGGGCTGCCTTGCGATTGGTAACTTTCAATTCTTTCTCCAGTTTCGCTACCGCAAAGGCAAACTTTACGGGGTCTTTAATGTCGGACAGCTCTTTTGCCTTCTTCGGGTTCTTGCCGAGCGCGTAGATGACGAGCGCAGGATTATCTGCACCTTGGAGCACCACGCCTTGCTGGGTGATGTTGAACAACTCTTGGGCCACGGCCTCAGCGTCTTCAAAATCTTTGACTCTCAGCTCGGCTTTCGCCTTGCCATAGCCATCCAGTTTGGCTTGCCATGCTTTTTGCTGATTCATAACTTCAGCTTCTTGCTTGGCTTGGGCTTCATCGGCTTGTCGCTTGCGCTCAAACCAATTGGCCAGTGCTGCCTCGAATTTGTCAGCGTCATAGTCATGTTCTTCAAGGCTTGGCTTCTTGCCCAGCACGACCGGCTTGGTCTCAGTCTGTGCGGTGCTTTGCAGCTTGCCTTGCAGTTCACGGTTTTGCCGTTGCAATTCTCTGTTCGTCTTACGCAGCTCGCGTACCCATTCAGGCGCGTGAGTCTGTTCTTCGGGAGGTGGCGCTTCCTCACCAATGGATACGATCACCTCGTCGCTGTCGCCTTCGTCGCCTTCGGTTGTCTGGTCATCGCCCTGGTCGCCAATGGATTTGTACTCATTGGTGGTTTGCTCAGTGTCTTGACCTTCATCCTCAACAACGATGGTGTCATCGTCTTGGTTTTCTTCTCCTGATACTGCCTTTGTGTTCATCTTCTGACCCCATCAAACTCACCCATTAGAACGGCTGGGTGGATGCCGTTTATCACATTCTCGCTCTTTTTCATTCACCTTACAACTGGTTGAATGATCTGGCCTTGCAAAATTTCTTGCACAGCCTCTGCATTTGTAAGCGCCATGTTCTGTGCGGTCTCGTCGACCTTGCCTAAAGTCTCCAGCGTTTGAGCGCGTTTTAGTTCTGCGCTGGCCACGGTTTCGACGGTGTCGGCTCTGGCTTTGGCTGCCTTGGCAGTTGCTTCCTCGGCTGCGGCTTGCAAGTACATGGCATTCGGGTCTTGCGGCTGTCCCTGCATTTCGGCCATGAGTTCTTCTGCTTCATTGTCGGTTGGCTTGACCACACCCATGCGCAAGAGTTTCTTGCGGAAGTATGCATTGGCATCGCCAACACCTTCGCCTTCCATGTTCATCATGGCCATTGCGGTCAGCACCTGAGCTGTCTCTGGGTCTTGTGTGATTTGGAGCATGCCAGTCAAGGCGCGAACGGTTGCCTGGCGCTTGGTGCTGCTGGATGGGCCGACATCAGCGACCACATCGAAGGTGGCGCTGGTCAGATCGTTTTCCATGACCACTTCGCCAGTTTCCTGATCGATGGTTGGCTTCATCAGCTCGACCATGCCAGCTTCGCCAGTTGCCGCGATGGTCTTCATCTTTCGCTTGTCTTCGGTGTAGATGTCGCGTGCCATCGAGAGCCAGATTTCACCGCAGCGCTTCATGCCCTTGGCAAAGTTGCTCATGTAGATGAAGGCTTGGCCATCGACTCGGGCCTGAATCATCTCCACGGCCTTGCCTGAGATGTTGCTCACCATCTTGTCTGCGCCAGCTGGATTACCCAGAATGTCCTGCATGTCGGTTTCGGTGATCTGCAAGAGCGCGGCCATTGCCGGTGGGATTGCTGCACTGCGGGTGTAGGCCACAGGGCCGCTGACTGCTTGGTTGCCGTTCTGGTCTGTGATCGGATTGATAAGCAGGTACGGATAGTCCTTGAGGTTGTCCTCGGCCCACATGACTTGGTGGCCAGCGACCTGCTCAGGCGTGAGAATTGGCTTCTCGACTGAGGACAAGGCGCTGATCTCGCCCAGCTTGGACAACTGCATGTTCTTGAGGCGCTGGGCATCTTTGGCCAGACGCACATGGCCCATGCATCGCTCGACGTTATCGACAAACCAGCGTTTGCCGTAGACGACCACGATTGGGATGCACTTGCCTGCGATGTAGCCTGCGTCTTCCAGCACCTTGCCGCCCGACATGATGTACTTGTGCACGCGCTTGGTCTTGATCTTGCGCTGGCGCACTTCGACTGTGCCAACGGCTGCCAGAGTTTCCTCAAGCGTTTCATCATTGTCAAAGTCGGTCTTGGTGTAGCGTTCTTCCTCGCCTGTGATGGTTTGGAAGATGCGGATGGTCTCGGTCTTTTCCTCGACCTTGTAGTACTCGGCCACGTAGACCACATCGGGTGTGCACCAGTCGAATTCGTACTGGTGGATGATCTTTGGCCAGTCGGTCGGGTCATCGCCCCAAGTTTCTTTGTATGCCTGGCGCGTCATCGATGTGACGACAAAGCAGAACTTGGCATCGCTCTTGTCTTGGCGCTTGGCACCAAGGTCAAAGAACACCGAGCTGTCAGCGTCAAAGATTGGCTCAATGCGGATGCGCTGGCGCTCGTCTTCTGGGTCTTCCTCGTTTTCGTAGACTGTGCGCAAGCGCCATGCACCAATGCCACCGCCAACAGCTTCCTCGAAGGCGTTGTCGTAGGCTTCATCGGCCACCGATGCCTGCTCGTCGGCTCGGTACAGGCCATCGCAGACCTCGGCCAGCTTGTCGTTTTCTTGGCCATCTTTGGACACGTAGTCCACTGTGATGCGGTTGTTGCGGTATTCGTTGACCACTCGGATCACGGCCAGCATGATCTTGTTGACCTCGAACTTGGGTTTGTTCTCGTACTGATCCCAGAGTGGGCCTTCCCACTGGCTGCCTGCCAGAGAGTAAAAGCGCCTGTCTTGGAGGCATTGCAGGCGTTCATCGCGCAGTGCGCTTTGCACATCATCGAATTGCGCAAGGGCTTCGTCGTGCAGATTTGCAAGGCGTTGGTCGTTTGAGAGTCGGGCCATGTTATATCCTCATTTTGTGTGATTTTCTCACCATTTCTTTACATTTGGCAATGGAGTGAATGTTGCAGGCTTTGTGATGGCCGATCGTCTCACGCCTTCGCAGGCGTAACGCAGGGCATCGATCACGTGGTTTTTCTTGTCTTCAAGCACCGGCAAGATTTTGCCGGTCAGTGGGTCTTGCTTGTAACTGTACAGCGTCAGCTCGTCAATGGTGTGGATGCACCGAGGGTGCACGACGATGTCGTAGTTCTTCAAAAACTCGATGCCTTCCTCAACCGACTTTGGCCCTTTGACCGCTGTCATGATCTTGGGAAAGCCATTCTTTTTCATGTGGCTGATCGTTTCTGGCCTTGCTGAGTCGGCCACGATTGGCCACTTCTCGGCCTCTGGCACCTGCATAAACAGCTCGGGTGTGTTCACGATCTCGCAGCCGACCATGTAGGCTTCGTAGTCAATGTAGAGCGTGCGGCCAATGATGTGGCAGCGCACCAGCGTTGTCGGGTCGACCGCGAAGCCCCAGTCTGCACCGAGCCTGTGGATTGCGTCTGGTGGTGCCTCGAAGTCCTCGACACGCCAGTTCTTGAACACTCGGGTATTGCTGTTGGTGAGGTAGCTTCCCATCCAGACATGCTGGTATTTGTCTGGGTCGCGCCTCTTGTCGTACTCCATCTCATCGCGCAGGACGCTTGGAAACCAAGGGTTGTCGGTGAAGTTGACCTTCAGGACGGTTGTGTCCTTTGGCGGTGTTGGGCCGCGCAGTAGGAAGTCGACTGGGTCGTTTTGCTGGCGCGGGTTCCATGTAAACCACAGCTCGGAGTCTGGCTTGCGGATGGTTGGCCGTAGCAGGTCGAGGCTGGTCTGGCTCAGGCTTTGAGCCTCCTCCACCCAAGCGCAGTCATAACCTTCGAGTGATTTTATGGAGTCGGCTGTGTGGTTTTGCATGCCTTGGAAGATGATCATGCCATCGCCCTTCTTGGACTTGATCACGGCTTCCTGCACCTCGAAGTACGCGCCAGCGTTCATTTGCTCGATCTTGGTTTCGAGCAGGCGCTTGACCGACTGGTTGAGAGACTTCTGGATTTCACGCACGCAGACGCTTCTGCGCTTCTGGTCAAGGATGTGGGCCTCGATCATCAGCTCGGCAAACATGTGGGATTTGCCAGAACCTCGGCCACCCCATGCGCCTTTGTATCGGCTTGGCTCCAGCAGTGGCAGCGACCACTCTGGGGTTTGGAGTTGCAGGACTTTACCCATTCTTGACGATCACTCGCTCGATCTTTGTGAATTCCAGCGGTGCACCGTCTGCGCCAGTCAGCTCATGCTTCTGGGTTTCGGCCCAGCGCATTTGCGTCTTGCTCCACCAGATGGCTGCGGTCGTATCGCCTGCCATGACCTTCTGGAATAGGGTTTTCCCTACCTGTCCGTTGGCCTTGGCTTTTCCTGACACCAGTTCGGTTGCGAAGTGCTTGCGCAGGGTGTCGGTGTCGATTCCATCGCGCACCAGCACTGCGATCTGCTCGATCGGCAGGCCGTAGCCGGACAGGGCTTCCACCTGTTTTCGCTCAGCATCGGTTGGCTCGAATGCTGGCCTTCCAGCGCCTGGCATTGCACCGCCAGTGCCTGGTCGAGCGCCTCCATGCTTTTTTACAACCGATTTTTCTTCAAGTTTTGGTTTTTTAGTTGCCATTTTTTACCTCCGCGAAAGGTTTTCCGGTTTCTGCGTGAACTGCAATTTTGCCTGTGAAGTCTTGCCAGCGCTTGATAATGACATCGCAGTACTTTGTGTCGAGTTCCATCAAGTGTGCTTGGCGATTGGTCTTTTCTGCTGCGATCAGTGTGCTGCCACTTCCACCAAATAGATCGAGCACCAGCTTCACTTTGTGGTTTTCCATCGCACGTTTTGCCAAGTCTGTTGGTTTCTGCGTTGGGTGGTGTGAGTTCTTGTGGTCACGTGAAACATCCCAAACTGTCACTTCATTCGTTGGGCCATTCCAGTTTGGTGCTTTTCCTTTTTTGAATGCATAAATGCAAGGCTCATGCTTTGCTTTGTACTGAGCACCAATGGCTCCAAACTGGGCAACATTCTTGTTCCAGATAATCCAGCACCGAACTTGGTATCCAGCCTCACTGAGTCCTTCCAAAACATCTGTGGCAAAGCGATCAGCAAACCAGAGATAAATCGGTGCATCGTCTTTCGATGCCAAATAAGCATTTTTGACGGGCAGGTCGTACATGTTCACATCGTCATCATTTTTTAGCTTATCTCGACGCTTTTCTGTGGCATGGCCTCCGTCATAGTCCACACCATAAGGCGGGTCAGTAAACACCATGTCAGCCTTTTGGCCATCCATGAGCTTGTCCACCGCATCGATGCTGGTCGAGTCACCACACATGAGTCTGTGCTTTCCCAGCACCCAAACATCGCCAAGCACAGTGACTGGTTGCTCGGGCAGCTCAGGAACTTCGTCCTCATCGGTCAGTCCAGGCTCGATCTGCTCAGGTGTCAGAGCTGCAATCTCATCGGCTGTGAAGCCAGTCAGGTCGAGGTCAAAGCCAAGATCACCGATCTCGCCAAGCTCAAGCGCCAGCATTTCATTGTCCCAGCCAGCATTCATGGCCAGTTTATTGTCGGCTAGCACGTAGGCGCGTTTCTTGGCATCTGACCAGCCTTTGGCCACCATGACAGGAACCTCGGTCATTTGCAGGCGCTGTGCGGCCAGTGTTCTACCATGACCGGCAATGATGCTGCCATCCTCATCCACCAAGATCGGTGTTGTCCAACCCCATTCCTTGATGCTGGCAGCGATCTGGCCGACCTGCTCATCACTGTGCGTTCTGGCGTTGCGTGCATAAGGCACCAGCTTCTCAATTTTCCATCGCTCGACTTTGTCTGCGGGATTGTGGGTTTTTGTGGTCATGCCTGATTGTCCTTCATGTTTTCAATTCGCGCCAGCTTCATGGCATCTTTTAAATCAAGCCTGAGTTGCTCGTTCGCGGCCTGTTCATCTTGAAGTCGGATGTAGACCTCGGTTGCAAACTTGGCCAGCGTGTCATGTTGCCAGGTGGCAAAGTTTGGGGTTTCTCTTTGTTTGGTCATGTTAGTAATTGCTCACATTTTTGTGGATAACTTTTCCCGAATTTTCCGCATCCAGTTGCCCCTACCTGCCCCTAGCCTATAGGCTTTAGGGGCGGGGCGGGGCGATTTAACTGGCTTTTGCCCCTAATCCCTTAAAACCCCTAGGGGCAGTCAGGGGCATTTAGGGGCGATTCTTTGCCTCACTTTTCTGCATCATCATTGCGCTGACTTGAACCTCGTTGATGAAAATCCAGCCATGTTCGAATGTCTCCAGCGTGCCTGCATTGAGCAGTTGCGCAATGATTCCTTCTGGTCTGGATGCTTCTGTTTTGTTCTTTGCGGTGCGCTCGGCCATGCCATCTTTGACCAGCAGATCACGCAGTGCTGACCTGCTGAGATAGGGTAAACCATTACGTTCTTCTGCACCAGATGACCACCAAGCACGCTCGACTGTCCTGACATTCTCGTCATGCTTTGTAGGTTTTTTGTGGGGTTTTGTGGCATTTGATTCATCGTCTGGGATAGCCACGCAGGTTGTTGCAGGGCCACCAAACTTTGAGATTCCCATCTCGACCACTTCCAGTTTGAAGTAGATCGCTTCGCCCTTGCTTGGCAGTTCGCGCTGTTTGGTCACGTTGACCATGCGGATGCCTTCTTTTTCGATTACTTCGATTTCGGTGTCGATGTGCGCTCGGATGCCTGACCAGCCACGTGCGCCTTTGGCTGCGTCTTTGCCGTTGTGGTGGATGATCATCAGAGCTGCACCTGTTGCGGTGGCCACCTGGTCGAATCTGGCCATGACTGGCCCCATGTCCTCACCGCTGTTTTCGTTGGCTCCTGCGCTCATTCTGGCCAGTGTGTCACCAATGATTAGGCGCACTGGTCTGCCTTTGATTTGCTCGATGGCTCTGACCAGCTCAATCACATCATGGGCATCTTGGTCACCGTTGTAGAAGTTCATTGGGACTGGCACCATTGCCAAGTTCTCAAGGTCGCAGCCGTGGTACTTTTTGATGGCCTGCATGCGTGACCGGATGCTGGCAGGGGCTTCGCTGGCAAGATAGATCACCAAGCCTGCATCGGTCTTCCTGCCGTAGCAGTCGGTGCCATTTGCGATGGCTGTGGCCACCGAGAGCGCCCAGAATGTTTTTCCTGAGTTGCTATCACCGTAGACCACCACCGAGCTGCCGATGGTCATCAGGCCTTCGACCAGCTCGTCTGGTGCTTCGTAGTCGCTGCCGAGTTGATCACCGAATACGACTTTGAGCTTGTCGATCACCGCTGTGCCAGTCTGCTGGACTAGCAGGCCTGCGAGGTCGTGGCCAGCTTGTGCATAATCGTTGGCATCACCGAGTATCGGAGGCATGACCATGCGTGCACCGAACTTGGCGCTGGCTTGCTCTGCGTATCGTTGGCCGACACCAGAGTTGTCGTGGTCTGCGACGATCACAATGTCTTGAGTTGCTCCATACATTTGCCTGAGTGTGCCAGTGACCGGCACCAGATTGCTGGCGCTGTAGGCCACCACGACTGGCCTGTTGGTGGTTTCGTGAATGGTGGCTGCCGTTGCGAAGCCTTCGGCAACGTACAGCGTGCCAGGCTCATCTAGTGAGCCTACCATCCAGAATTTTCCACCAGTCTGACCGCCTGGATGATATAACTTGCCGCCATCCTCATCGATGTATTGCAGGGTGCTGAGTGTTCCATCTGCATCGTAGAGTGGCACCATTAATCGGCCATCGCCTGTAATCCGAACACCATGTGTCTGGATGCCTTTGCGCTTTAGGTATGGATGATCAGGATGTGCCGCACCACCACTGAGCCAGATTTTCTCGACTGTCTCACTGGCCACTTGGTGCTGGCGCTCTTGAGCTGCTTCGCGCAGGACTTTTGACTCGTTGATTCGTCTGGCGTGTGCCATTTCCTCAAATTCAGTCAGCTTGCGCCCTACGTCTGCACGCCATGTGATTTCCATGCCTGCACGCCAGCAACCGAACCGACCGGCTGGGATGCCATCACCGAACACCAGATACCAGCCTGGCTTGTCACCGTGGCCAGGCGAGCCTTTTGTGCCTGATCGGAATCTGTGAATCTTGCCATCGAAGTGGATTTCCTCTGGTGGCTCAAGCCCTGCCGCACGCATTGCGTCAATGAGCTGTGTCTCTGGTGGTGCGACGAGCTTTTCTGGTGGTGGTGCCCAAGGGCCACCGAGTACTTTTGAGAGGTCAGCCATGTGTCACCGCCTGCCTGTCAAAGTAAGCAAGTAGCCTGCGCACAGTTTCGTACTTCGGCTCTGTCTTGCCTTCTTTTAGGCGGTACAGCGCATTGGGATGGACACCAGCTTCACGAGCAACCACTTGCAGATTTCGGTCTGCGAGCATGGCTCTGAGTTTTTCAAGTTCAGGCATTTTTTTACCCCTTTCAAAATTTATTTGCGTTTGGTGTTGACACTTTACCATATTTTGAGTTAAAGTCTAGCCACACCTCGAACTGATTCCCAGACGGAGGTGCAAAAAAAAGGAGAGCCACATGGCTATCAATTTGAAGTCAACAGGCAGCTTGTCTGCCAATGGAGTGAAGTTGCTGGTGTACGGCCAAGCCGGTGCAGGTAAGACCACCTTGGTCAAGACCTTGCCCAATGTGATCGTACTGTCAGCTGAGGGTGGTTTGCTGTCCATTCAGGACGCTGATCTGCCCTACATTGAGATCGCCAGCATGGACGACTTGCGCGAGGCATTCACTTGGTGCCGAGACAGCAAGGAGGCCACTGTGTTTCAATCGGTCGCGCTGGACTCGATCAGCGAGGTGGCCGAGGTGGTGCTGTCGCATGAGATGAAGAAGTCCAAGGATGGCCGCGCTGCTTATGGCGAGATGAACAGCACCATGCAGGAGCTGATTCGCGCCTTTCGCGATCTGCCTGGCAAGCATGTCTTCATGTCGGCCAAGCTGGAAAAGTCTACCGACGAGATGGGCAAGATGCTCTACAACCCAGGCATGCCAGGCAAGAGCCTGACACAAGGCCTGCCTTACTTCTTTGATGAAGTGCTGGCGCTGCGTGTCGAGCGTGATGCTGAAGGCGTGACCCAGCGTGCTTTGATGTGCGACTCTGATGGCCTCTGGTTGGCCAAGGATCGCTCTGGCAAGCTGGAGGCTTGGGAAGCGCCTGATCTGGGTGCAATCATTGCCAAGATCGGGGGTAAAGCATGACCGCCAAGGTATTGCCCAATGACATGAACGAGCTGGCCAACATGTGGCTGGCTGCCAAGAAGCAGGAAGAAGATGCAACAGCGGATCGACGCGATATTGAAGACCACATCAAGAAGCTGGCAACCATTGCCGAAAACCTTGAAGGCACAGAGACCGTCGAGCCTGGTCGATACGAGATCAAGATCGTTGGCCGCATCGACCGAAAAGTCGACGGAGACAAAGTGCAAGAGCTTGCCGCTGAGTTCGGTCTGACCGATCACTTGGCCAAGTTGTTCCGCTGGAAGCCTGAGATCAACATGGCGATCTGGAAGGCAGCAGACGAGTCCATCACCAAGCCGCTTGCGGCTGCAATCACGGCCAAGCCTGGCCGCCCATCTTTCAAAATTATCCCCAAGGAGTAAATCATGGCTTTTTTAAACGAAGAATTCAACGTCAACGAACTGCCCCAAGGTAATGGCAACTTTGAGCCACTGCCTGCTGGCTGGTACACCGCCACCATCTCTCAGTCTGAGCTGAAGGCAACCAAGGCTGGCAATGGCCAGTACATCAAACTGCGCTATGACATCACCGGCCCGAGCCACCAAGGTCGCGTGGTGTTTGGCAACTTGAACATCAAGAATGCCAACCCCAAGGCCGAGGAGATTGGTCGCCAGCAGCTTGGTGACATCATGCGTGCCATTGGCTTGGCCAAAGTGACCGACACCGATCAGTTGATTGGTGGCCAGATTGCCATCAAGCTGGAGGTCAAGGAGGACGCTCAGTACGGTGCAAGTAATGAGGTCAAGGGCTTCAAGTCTGTGTCCGGTAGCGTAGCGCCAGCAGCTGCTGTGCCACCCTTTGTGAAGCAGGCTGAGGCTGCTCAAGCCGCACCTGCCAAGGCCGCACCGCCTTGGGCCAAGAAGTAAGAAAAGAAAAAGCCCAGCCCTGATGGTCAGGAGCTGGGCAAAGTTGCAACTACAAAGGAGAAATCCATGAAGATTCCCGAGTCAGAGCATAACATTCAGGCGCTGATTGACAAGCACCATGAGGCTATTGCTGAGGTTCCTAGGCCACACCTTGGCGCCAGTACGCTTGGCCATGTGTGTGATCGGTGGCTGTGGCTGTCGTTTCGCTGGGCTGTGCAGCCAACCTTCCCTGGTCGAATCCTGCGCCTGTTTAGGCGTGGCCACCAAGAGGAGGCCAACATCATCAGCGACTTGCGTGCCATTGGCATCGATGTGCGCAAGGTGTCAAGCCAGCACCGTGTGGACTTTGGCAGCCATGTGTCTGGCTCGATCGATGCCATCATCGACAAGGGTGTTCCTGAAGCGCCCAAGTCCAAGCACATTGCCGAGTTCAAGACCGCATCAAAAAAGGCGTTTGACGATCTGGAGAAGAATGGCGTGGAGAAGTCCAAGCCTGAGCACTTTGTGCAGATGCAAGTCTACATGGCAGGCACTGGCATCGATCGTGCGCTGTATTTGACCGTCTGCAAGGACGACGACCGCATTTACACCGAGCGCATCAATTACGACCAGGCAGCAGCCGAGAAGGCCATTGAGCGCGGCCGCAGGTTGGCGCTGTCAGACCGCATGCCTGAGCCTATCAGCACCGACCCGAGCTGGTATCAGTGCAAGTTCTGCGACGCCTACAAGTTCTGCCACGAGACCAAGACCACCGAGCATGTGAACTGCCGCACCTGCGCGCACAGCACGGCCAAGGACGACAGCACCTGGCGCTGCGAGCGCCACGACGCAGACGGCATTCCGGTCGAGTTCCAGCGCCAGGCCTGCGACAGCCACGTCCTGCATCCTGACCTGGTGCCCTGGCAGCGCAAGGACGGCCTGGACGACTGGACGGCTGTGTACGTCATCGAAGGCCGCGACGTGGCCAACGGTGAAGGCGATGCGCACGTCTACACCAGCCGCGAGATTCTGGCCAACCCAAAGATGTGCAGCCTGGGCGACGAGTACGTCGAGAAGTTGCGCGAAACCTTTGACGCGAGGATTGTGGGATGAACACCGACAGAGAACTGATGCAACAGGCGCTGGAGGCGCTGGAGTGGGTAAACACAAGCGTGTGGCTTGAAGACTGTTACCACGCTTTTGATGAGGAAGTCGCCGCCCTGCGCGAGAGGCTGGCGCAGCCCAACGAGTTCAATCCAGACTGGGACGCAATGGCCGTGATGGTGGAGGAACAGCAGCGCATGGCAAAGCGTATTGCCGAGTTGGAGGCGCAGCCAGAGCAGGAGCCGGTGGCATGGGAGGATGTGCTGGGGGCCATCGCCCGTGGCTGGACGCACGACGACAACAAGCACAAGCCGATGGATGTACAGCTTGCAGTGGCGATTGCGAAAGAGATTCAGGACATGGTTACCGTCCCACCACAGCGCAAGCCGCTGACGCCGAGAGAAATTGAACTACTTGAAGGGATGATAGAGGTTCAACTGCACCACGCCGCGCAGTGCGACCTCATCGCCAATCGCGTTATGGCTGACAAGCAAAAGGGTTGGGACATGGAGCGCGTCGAACTGCTACGCAAACTCAAGGAGAAGAACACATGACAACACACCTGACAAAAATCTGGTGGGACTTGAACAAGCACAAGCTGGTCGAGCAGGCCATACCAGAGGCCGAGATTTACAAGCGTGAGTGGGTCGGGCTGACGGATGAGGAGCGTAACAATCTCTGGCGTGATGTCATTGGCTGGGGCGACCCGTCACACGATGACGAAGATTTAATGAAGGCCATCGAAGCCAAACTCAAGGAGAAGAACGCATGACCGTGTTGCGCGAGTATCAGCAGCGCACCATCGACCAGCTCTATGCCTGGTTCGAGGCCGGCCACCACGGCAATCCATGCCTGGTGCTGCCGACCGGGTCAGGCAAGTCGCACATTGTGGCCGCCCTGTGCAAGGATGCCCTGCAGAACTGGCCAGAGACGCGCGTGCTGATGCTGACGCACGTCAAGGAGCTGATCGAGCAGAACGCCGAGAAGATGCGCTTGCACTGGCCAGGCGCTCCGATGGGCATCTACAGCGCCAGCATCGGCAAGAAGCAGCTCGGTGAGCCGATCACCTTCGCCGGCATCCAGTCGGTGCGCAGCAAGGCGCGCGAGCTTGGCCACATCGACCTGGTGATCATCGACGAATGCCACTTGGTCAACCACAAGGACGAGGGGGGATACCGCAAGCTGCTGGGCGAGTTGAAGGCCATCAACCCTGCGCTGCGGGTGGTGGGCCTCACAGCCACGCCCTACCGCCTGGGCCACGGCCTGATCACCGACAAGCCGGCACTGTTCGACGACCTGATCGAGCCGGTCAGCATCGAGGAACTGGTCTTCAAAAACTACCTGGCACCGCTGCGCAGCAAGGTCACCAAGGCCAAGCTGGACACCAGTGGCGTCCACAAGCGTGGCGGGGAGTTCATTGAGGCCGAGCTGCAGGCCGCTGTGAACACCGACGCCAACAACCTGGCCGTGGTGCAGGAGGTGATCGAGCTGGCCGGCGAGCGCAAGGCCTGGCTGTTCTTCTGCGCTGGCGTCAAGCATGCCGAGAACGTGGCCTTCGTCCTGAGCACGATCCACGGCATCCCTGCAGCCTGCGTGACTGGCGAGACTTCGAAGAAGGAGCGCGAGCAGCTCCTGGCCGACTTCAAGGCCGGCCGGCTGCGCGCCCTGACCAATGCCAACGTGCTGACCACCGGCTTCGACTACCCTGACATTGACCTGATCGCCATGCTGCGCCCGACCATGAGCGCCAGCCTGTATGTGCAGATGGCAGGCCGTGGCATGCGCGTGAAGTCGCATACAGACCACTGCCTGGTGCTGGACTTTGCCGGTGTGGTCGAGTCGCATGGTCCGATCACCAATGTGCAGCCGCCCAAGAAGGGTGGCGATGGCAATGGAGAGGCACCAGTCAAGGTGTGCGATCACTGCGGTGAGCTGGTGCACATCTCGGTGATGGTTTGCCCTTCATGCGGTGAGCAGTTTCCTGAGCCGGTCAAGAAGTCGATGGTGCTGCGCAACGATGACATCATGGGTCTGGATGGCCAAGAGCTGGAGGTGACGAGCTGGACATGGCGCAAGCACATCAGCAAGGCTTCTGGCATCGAGATGCTGGCCGTGACCTACTACGGTGGCCTCAGCGACACACCGATCACCGAGTACTTGCCAATCATGCATGAGGGGTATGCCGGTCAGCGTGCGATGAGCCAGCTGCTGAGTATTGCCAACAGCGCCAGCATTGTGCCTGGTGGTCTGAATGTGAAGACGATGGAGGACATGGTGCAGAACATGAACAATGCCACGCCACCGGAGTGGATCGAGTATCGCAAAGATGGTAAGTTTTTTAGGGTAATGAAAAGGAGCTGGGAATGACAGTTGAAGAACAAATGAACAGGATGCACAAACTGAAAGTTTGTGATGTTTGCAATCGAGAGGCTGATCCGCTTGGCGGTGTGATCGTGCGCACCAAGTGGCATTGCGCTCGGTGCTGGGTGAAGTTGATGCAAAGGGGTCTGAAATGAGCCGACCACCAGAGCCACAATTCTTGATTGACTACCGCGAGTGGATCAAGGTTGGCCCACCAAAGTGCTGCCACACCTGCGAGATGTACGGCAATGATGGCCTGTGCACCGAGTTCTTTATGACACCGCCAGCCGAGTTTGCTGCCGAGGTGGATGCCTGTCCTAAGTGGGAGCCAGAATGTCCGTTCTAGGCCGCATACCAACCGAGCATGAGGAGCAGCGCGAGCTGGTGCGCTGGTTTCGCCAGACTTGGCCAGGCGTGCGCATCTTTGCGATACCAAATGGCGGCGCTCGCAGTCCGGCCACCGCTGGCCGCTTGAAGGCCGAGGGTGTGTCTTCTGGCGTGCCTGATCTGTTCATTCCTGCTTGGGGGCTTTGGGTGGAGATGAAGCGCAGCAAGGGTGGCAGTCTGAGTGCCGAGCAGAAAGACTGGATTACATATCTTGAAAGTGTGAGATTCTGTTGTATAGTGGGAAAAGGTGCTGATGATGCCAAGGGCAAACTTCAGGCCTTTTTTAACCAACACAAGGACAATTTATGAACAACATTCACAAGCATGCTTTGATGGAGTTTCGCGCAGCTGGCTGGCTTGACGACGATGGCAAGTATTACGACGAGATGCAAGAAGCAATTTGCAAGCACGTGTTAAAGCTGCTGGACGTATTTGCTGATGAGGGCCATTCTGGAAGTTCTGCTCCTTACGCAGTGAACGTGTTCAGAAAGCTGGCGATGTACTTGCCCTTGGTTCCACTGACAGGCGAGGACTGGGAATGGCATGAGGCCAGTGAAGGCGTTTTCCAAAACAAACGTTGCAGCCGTGTCTTTAAGCAGGCTGATCGCTTTGATGGCCAAGCCTATGACATAGACGGTATTGTTTTTTACGATTGGCATACCGATAAAGAGACTGGCGAGAAGCACAAGTCCTACTACACCGATCGCGAAAGCATGGTGCCAGTCACATTCCCTTACACCCCAGCGACAGAATATGTCGAGCGTCCATCGGAGGCATCATGAGCACCTCAAAAATCAAAGATCGATACATGACCATTCGGCTTCCTGCCGACATTGAGCGTGAGCTGCGCAAGATGGCCGAGCGCAACACGCGCACTCTGGCCGCGCAGATTCTGCACTGCGTCAAGATGGAGATGGAGCGCCAGCAAGCACAGGAGGTCAAGTGATAAAAAAGCAGATTCACATCAGCATTGAAACGCTGATGCACAAGTGGCCGGTGTTTGGCATTGGCTTTTCTGGTGGCGAATTTTTTGTCTCGCTGTGGCTTGTTGATGTGCGCATCTGGAGGGGCTATTGATGCAAAAAAAGAAGCGCCAGCAGCGGAGGAAGTACTACACCATCATGGACGAGATGATGGCCAGTCCAACTGAGCCATTGCCTGCTGCGCACCGCACGCACCAGCTCACCATGATGTATGAGGGATTGAATGCAATGGAGACAGCGCCAACACCCACCACGGACGACTGGCGTGTGGTTTCCGATGCAGTCAACCTCATGGAGACGCTGGTGCTCGACATGAAGGTCTGCGAGGATTCTGGTGGCTTGCTGATGGATGCCATCACCGCTTTGGCGGTCGCTGGCAAGCGAAACAGGGCCGGTGGCACCATTCGTATGGATGGGACTGGAATTCAGGCTGTACGCGCCCTTTTGAGCGACTATGCTGCCCTTCTGGAAGTGTTGCCTGCTCGGGTGATGATTCGTTGCCACCGATTGACCGAAAAACGACTGCATGACCTACTCGATGGCAAGCGCAGGCCGCATGATGTGGAGATCACATCAATCTAGGTGTTTTTACCTAGTTGCATTTATTGTGGGACTTCGTGGTATAGTGTGACCACATTAACCAACCAGCAAGGAGCTGATCGTGAAACATTCAAACTTTGAAACACCTCGTAATTTTGCAGACTGCACATGGGTGCAGGGCTATGGCCGCGAGGAGCCGCTTTGGGAGCGCGTGGCAGGCTATGTGCTGGCCTTTGCCATTGGCGCTGGTCTGGCGGTGTTGTTGGTCGCCTGGTGGTCTTCGTGAACTGTTGCGACGAATACGGCAATTGCACTCAGGGCCGTGACTGCCCTGTGCGTGCTTTGTCAGATCAAGTGCAGCCTTCAATTTTTAAGCGCCTTCTCAGGCGCTTTTCTTATTGGCTGCTGACTGCCATTATCGGCCTGCTATGGCTGGCCTTCTTGCTGTACTGCGCTTATATTTACGCAAACTGACGAGTGCCTGCCTTGTCGATGATCAGTGCCTGCTTGCGTGGGCTGGTGTCCTCACTGTTTGGCACGCTGATGTGCGTCCAGCGATCAAACTCGCGGATGATCTGGTCGTAGCCAATGCCACTGGCCACAATCTTGCGCACCACCTCGTCTGGTGTCATGCCTGGCACCTTGAAGTCGGCAGCGCATCCGAGTCGGTGCTGGCTGGTGTCTTTGCTTCCCACTGCATCATTGACGAGCTTGGTGCGCAGGCCTGAGCTGATCATGATTGGCTTGCCGCCCAGCACCACCTTCACCTGCTCCAGAAAGTCTGCCAGGCGCGTCAGATTGGCAAGCTCGGTGTCATTGGGGCTGTTGTCCCAGCCATTGCGTTCTGCGATCTCGCTGGCTGTTAGTTCTTCCAAGGTGAAATGTGGTGTGAGATTCACTTCTTGCTCCTCATGTCTGCGAGTTTCTCAACAGTGCGGCCACCAAAGTAGGCCAAGAAAATGATCTGTCCCCACTGGCCAAGCAGCTGGACATAGGATTCCTGATCGTTGTAGCCGAAGGCTGAC